AGGTGGTGATGGACAATCATTAGTATCTAATGCACACCCATTACAAAACGGTAGCACTGGGTCCAACAGACCAGCAACTTATGCTGACCTGTCTGAGACATCTTTAGAAACAGCATTGATTGACATTGCTGGATTTACAGATGACAAAGGCGTGCCAGCTGCAATTACTGGTAAAACACTGCACATTCCAAGGCAGTTAGTATTTGTTGCCGAGAGACTTATGAAGTCTCCAGGTAGAGTAGGTACTGCTGACAATGATATTAATGCGCTAAACAACATGGGTATGTTGCCAGGTGGTTACTTTATTAATCACAGGTTCAATGATACCGATGCTTTCTTTATTAGAACTGATTGTCCTAACGGAACAAAGATGTTCAATAGAGCTGCATTAACAACTAAAATGGAAGGTGACTTTGAAACAGGTAACGTAAGATACAAAGCCAGAGAGAGATATTCATTTGGATTCTCTGACTGGAGAGCTGTCTACGGTAACCAAGGAGCCTAATAAACTTATAGGTTGGGGGCTTAGTGCCCCCTTCCAACTACTAACATTGACTAGCAAAGCTAGATTACGAGAGGAATAAACAATGGCAAAAACTACATTTCAAGGAGTCGTTAGATCAAACGGCGGAGCAGGCAAAGGCAAAGCAACACCAGGTGTTGTAGTCATGTCTGAAATAATTTCATTCAACCCTGTGGGTGCGGGAGCAGTTGCAGTAAGAATCGGAGAATCAGCATCAGCTGGTGAGACTTTTGTTTTACCAGGCGGAGCGATTCCTATTTCTTTTTTAAGTCTCGGTGGCGCAACAGGTGGTACAAACCCAACTGTTGATATCGGAACTGCAGTTGATCCTGATGGATTTTTCAACGAAGTTGATGCAGATACTAAAGGTACATTAGTGGGAGCTAGTGGTGCTTTAGTTACATCAGCAGGAACATCAGGAGGTCCAGTTACTGTTACAGCTAACCAAGGATCATCTGCTGCTACTGGTGGAACTACTACTGGTGTCTTCACATATTCAATTGCTGACAACGGTAAAGATTCCGAATAAGATTAACTATTAACTCGGTGGTGGGGTGTAATGACCCCACCCTTAAAAAGGAGAATATAACATGGCTTTAGTAACATACTTAGATGGTGCTAGAAAATTATTAAATCAATATGTGATAACTGCATCAGATGGTGCAAGTGCACAAGACTTAACTATAGATGTATCAGCGCTTGCTAAAAATAATGGCAAGGAATGTCAATATCTATCTTTAAACAAAGTTTACTTTAATGTTCAGGTAACTGATAATGCAGATGCTGTAGAAATGCAATGGGATGCTGATACTAATATACCATTCATAGTTTTAAATGGATACGATGATTACGACTTTAGTTCTATAGGTGGTATATCACCAACAGCTGCAGATAAAGCAGCTACTAACTTTAGTGGTGATGTTTTAATAAAAAACCCAGCAAGAACAGCTGGAGATACTGTCTTCATTAAAATGGAATGGATCAAACACTACTAGGAGGTAACACATGGCTACCTCTGGTACACATACATTTAATTTAGATGTAGCTGACATAATTCAAGAAGCCCACGAAAGAGTGGGTATTGAAATGAAGTCAGGCTACGATCTTGTAACAGCAAGGCGTTCTTTAAATTTATTATTAACTAAATGGGTTAATGAAGGCGTTAACTTATTTACATTAGATCTAACTACTTTAACTCTAACTAAAGATTCTGCTACTGTAGATTTAGCAGCCAATCAGTATTTAGATATTCTAGATGCTTCAACAAGAGATACAAACTCATCTCCTGTAACTGATACGGCTTGTGAAAGAATCAGTCTAGCAGAATATCTTAACTATCCAAACAAAACAACTAAAGGAAAGCCTGTACAATTTGCTGTTGAAAGAAACAGTCAGTACGATAGCACAGGTGTAGCTAATCATAAAGTTTATTTATTTCCAGTTCCAGATCAGACTTATTATAGATTACAATGTTGGACTATTAGGTATCCACAAGATATAACAGATACTTATACAGAGAACCCAGATATACCTAGAAGATATCTTCCAGCATTAATTAGTGGATTAGCTTTTGAATTAGCAAATAAAAATCCAGACAAAGTTGATGCTACAAGAAGAGCAGAACTAAAAGGTATCTATAATGAAGAATGGGATTTCGCAAAAGAAGAGGATAGAGAAAGAGCAAGTTTTTATATACAACCTAAGATTCGCGGGTACTAAGGACGATGGCTAAAAGAGCTTCAGGTAAACATGCATATCTGATAGATGATCGTTCAGGCAGGAAGATACGATACAAAGATGCGCGAACTGAGTGGAACGGGCTTCGAGTTCACAAAAAAGATTGGGAGCCCAAACACCCACAACTAACTCCACCCAAGTTAGGACCAGAAGCAACTTCACTATACAACCCTAGACCAGATGCTGATGTAGATTTAACTACAGTAAAGCTTGGTTCTTTATTTGGTAGAGGCACACCTAATACAGTAGCATCAGTTGGTAAGATTATTATCAATGTATCAGAGCTAGCAGAGAGTCCAAGTTTATTACAGACTGCATTTACTTTACCAACATTTGCTACAGGTGTCACTGCAACAGGCGTAGCAGCAACTTCGGCACGTGGTTCTGTTAACATTAGTACAGCAGAGAATGCAGATTCTCAACTATTACAAGCAGCATTTACAATACCAAATATAAGTGTTCTTGAAGAAGCAGATGGTTTAGCTCTATCTTCAGCATTTACAAGTCCAACACCTAGTGCTAGTTCTAGTTTAATATTAACAGGACAATCTTCTGCTTCGGCTCATGGGGGCACGGGATTAGCATTTAATCTTACAGAACTTCCTGTAGGACAACCGCTGTCAACTGGTATAGGATCACTAACATTCCAAACTAGTTCTCAGTTAGCTATAACAAGTCCAGCAAATACTACTGGAATTGGTACTATAAATATTAGCGCAGAAGAAGACGTAGGTGGGTTGTCTTTAACATCAGCTCATGGTACAATATCAATTAGCATTGACAGTTCAGGTTGGGGTATCCAGTCTTGGGGTCAAAATGTTTGGGGTACATAATTATGGGTTTAACATTTAATCAATTAAAACAAGGCATTCAAGATTTTCTAGAAAACTCTGCTGCTTCTTTTACAACAGCTACAGGTTCTGGAAAAGCTCCTATAGAGGTCTGTATAGAATTAGCAGAATTAAGAATAGCTAAAGAATTAGACTTAACAGCCTTCAGAAAAGTAGCTAATTTATCTGTTAGCCAACATTCTTCTACAGTTGCTGTGCCTGAAGATCTAGTTATTCCTAGATATTTACGCATACAGAATGGTGATTTTTTATTAGAGAAAGATGAAACTTTTATCAGAGAGTTTACAAAGAATCCTACAGACAATAGTAAAGCTGGAGTCATAAGATTTTATGCTTTAAATCAAACTGGTGCTTCCTACACCAGCAGTAACAGACAAACAAATTTCTTATTTGGACCAACTCCATCCCTTGCAACAACCGTTGAAATAGGGTATACTATGAGAGTTCCAGGAATATCATCAAGTAATCAAAATACTTACTTAGGTGATAGAGCCCCAGATGCTCTTCTGTATGGATCATTAGTAGAAGCAGTAGCTTTTATGAAAGAGATTCCTCAGCAGATAGAATTGTGGAGTGGCTACTATAGTAAAGCCATACAAACATTAGCAAATGAGGAACAGGTAAGAATGCGAAATGATGAGTTTCGCAATGGTGAACTAAAAACAATGACGAGAGGACAATAAAGCATGGCTATTACATCAGCAATCGCAAATAGCTTTAAACAGGAAATCTTAGTAGGCACCCATAACTTGACAGCAAGTTCAGGTAATACTTTTAAGTTAGCCCTTATTAAAGCAAACGCATCGCAATCTGGTACATACAATGCTAGCACAACAAATTACTCGGATGTTACAGGAAACAGTGATGAACTTCCAAATGGTAGTGGCTATACTACAGGAGGAAATACTTTAACAAGTGTTACTCCAACATTAGATAGTAACACAGCTGTTTGTGATTTTGCAAACACATCTTTTTCAAGTGCTACATTTACTACAAGAGGTTGCATAATTTACAATACATCAGCATCTAATAAAGCCGTAATGGTATTAGATTTTGGTGCAGACTTTTCGGTTTCTAATGGTACATTTACTATTGAGTTTCCAACAGCTAACGCAAGCAACGCAATCATAAGGATTAGTTAATGGCATCTACTTGGAGTAGTGGTGGTTTAAATTTAAGATTAATGACCACAGGTGAAAACGATGGAACCTGGGGTGATCAAACTAATGATAATTTAAAACGTCTTGAAAATAAAATAACAGGACGAGCAGCTGTTACTCTATCAGGTACAACACACACATTAACATTTACTGCTAACCCCACATCTTACACTGACGAAGATGGACGAAATCTTGTTCTCGACTTCGGTGGCTCACCAAGTGGTACTAACACAGTAACTATACCCGCGAAGGAAACTACTTATATAGTTTTAAATAATACCGCAAATAATAATTCTATAATATTTACTACTGGTAGTGGTACTACGTTTACTTTACCAGCAGGCAGAGATGCAATAATTTATTCAGATGGTACTAATGTTTTAAACGCATTAGACAATCTGCAAGTAGGCACAGTTAACGGAGTTGATGTTTCAGCTGCAGCAACGAAAGGATTTGCTATAGCTTTAGCTGTAGCATTATAAGGAGGAATAGATGGCACAAGATTTTGAAAGAGCTGTAGCATCTGAATCTAGTGGTGATGTAGCCATTGGTACAGCAGCTAGAACTATTATCACTTCAAACTCTGACGATGCAATTATAGGAATTAGATTGGCAAACATTTTAAATGCTACTATTAAAGCTGATGTTTTTATAACATCAAGCGCTAGTGGCGGCTCAGCAGATTCTTATATTGTTAAGAACGTACCTATACCAGCAGGTGGTTCTATTGAGTTAATTGACGGAGGCGCAAAGATTGTGCTTCAAAGTGGTGATGTTTTAAAAGCAAAAGCAGACACAGCAAACAGTTTAAACGTGTGGGTATCTTTTATAGATAGCATAAGCACATAGGAGTAACATGGCGTATATTGGTAATCCAGTAACAAAAGACTTTACAAGTAGTACATCTGTTCAAACAATATCAGGTGATGGTTCTTCTACATATGCACTATCAACTAGTGTAGCCATACCAGAAGATATCGCAGTTCTTCGTAATGGTGTGCGCCAAAAACCTACAACTGACTATACAGTAGCAGGCAGTCAAATAACTTTTACAACAGCATTAGCTGGATCAGATAGTTGCTTTGTTATATTTTTAAATAGTGTTGTTGGTACAAATGTACCAGGAACAGGAACAGTAACAGCACCTATGATGACATCATTTAATGGTGTCTATGAAAACCTAGCAACAATAACATCAACTGTAGCAGTAGCTGCAAGTGATAACGCATTCTTGGCAGGTCCTGTAACATTTACAGGCACCGTCACAGTGGAGGGTAATCTTACAGTCGTATGAGCACACTTGAAGTAAATACCATATCACCTATTAGCGGAAGTTCTGATGTCACTCTTGGTGGTTCATCAAAGAATATTAAGTTTGCTAGTGGTACAACTGTAGATTTTTCTACTAATACCCCTACAACAACCTTAGGTTCTACAATGAAAGCAACTCCAGCTTTTTTCGCAAAGCAAGGTTCAACTCAAGCTATTAGTAGTCTTACTTGGACTAAAATGAATATTAACACAGAAATATTTGACTCAGATAGCAAATATGATACTTCAAATTATCGTTTTACACCAACTGTAGCTGGTAAGTATTTTTGTTATGGTCAAGTTAACATAAGTGATGGATCAGAAAATGTACTTGCACAAATTGCTATATACAAAAATGGTTCTCAGGCTTTTATGTGCGTGGATAGATTTCCTAATGAAAATGATATAGCTGTAAATATTCAAGTAGTTCTTGATTTAGATACTGATGATTATGTAGAAGCATACGCAAGACATAGTAGAGGTAGTAACTCTGATGTATTATCTAATAGTAGTTTTTTTGGAGCTTATAGGATTATAGGAGCATAATGGGAACAATATTCGTAGATAACTTAGAACCTCAATCTGGGACTAGCTTAACGCTAGGAGCGAGTGGTGATACACTTACAATACCATCTGGTTGTACTATTTCTAACAGTGGTACAGCTACTGGATTTCCAGGTATTACCATGGCAGACCAATGGAGATTAAATGCTAACAAAACTTCAAATGCTGTTTTTAGTTCGAATCTTGAAAGAGTCGATACTGACGGATATGGTCAATTAGGAACAG